CTTGTATGGGTACTTATCAGTAATGCCTAAGAAGAATGGCAGACCACCAATAGCAACATCATATGAGTTAGAGGTATTGATATAGGTTGTGCCGTTGGCTGCAGATGGTTGACCAATTGGATCAACTGGACGTTCTGCAATATGTTTGTAGCCGTCAACCATTTATGCTCCTTAGATTAAATTAAGTGAATCAAACTTGTCTATCTGATCGTCAATAGTTGACGAAGGCTCGGAGGTGCAATCACCATCCCGTAGCATTATTCTGTAACTACTTCTACCCAAGAGGTAGTGTCTTCATCCCAACGATATACTTTGTTATCAGTTGGCATAGGTGTTGGTGCTTCCCAAAGATATGTTTCTTGATTTAAAAACCAAGATGAATACGGTTGAGGTGCAGCAAATCCTATGCCATCCCAAGTATAACCAATGCCAGCATAGTTATATCTAAAAGGAGTTCCACCCTCTAAATGAACGCCACCATTTGTATTTCGTGAAGTTCTTTTACATACAGAATTAAACATATTGCCATAGTAAGTTTCCCACGCCTCAGTAGAACCACCAATTTCCGTGCCGTCTATATCTATTTTGCTTATATTTTCATCAACACCAGTAAGAACTTCTATAACTATATTATTTTCATTTAGTAGTGCGTAATGAGCCATTAGAATGTCACCGTTCCTGTTCCTGCTGTAAACGAAGTAATCTTAAATCCACCTGACGGACCAGTTGTTGATGAAGTTAAACCACCACTAATAGTAGGAGTTAATGTGTCAGGATATTTAATAATAACTCTGCCGTCTTGACCTGCTTGTCTGGTAACGCCGCTTCTTCCATAGCCACCACCGCCACCGCCAATAGATGTTGAACCAATTCCACCATAACCTCCAGCAGAATCACCACAACCTCCTGAACCGCCCTCTGCATAAGTAACGGCAGAACCAGTAATTGAGTTAGAAGTTCCTGGTCCACCAGCAATACCATTAGGGTCACCACCAGTAGTTTGGTCATTACCTACACCTGCTGAACCGCCACCACCTGCCGCACAATAGTTACTTGAAACGGGTTGTCCGTTACCGCTTCGGTAACCTTCTACTGGAGTATAACCGCCTTGATTACCAGAACCAGCCGCACCGCTACTGGCGTTACCACCGCCTCCTGAACCTCCTGCACCTCCAGCACCACCGCTACTGCTAGCGCCTTGTCCGCCGCCTGTTGATGATGTTGTATTAAATGTAGAGTTGCCACCTTTAGTTGCACCTGCACCACCGCTACCAACAACTACTGAATAATTAATTCCTCGGCTAAGTGTTTGAGAAGTAAAATATCTGTATCCGCCCGCACCGCCGCCGCCTGATGCTTGACCCCAGTAATTACCCCCACCACCACCACCAGCGACTACTAAGTAATCAACTAATAAATTACCACCTGAAGCAAATTGCCCATAGGCACGTGATGCGATTCCACCTCTTGCTGAAATTATTGGAGACACATTTACCCCTTAAGCGAATTTAGTTTGGCTTGCAAATACTGTAAAGGCTGCTGAACCTGTCTTAACTATTGTGTACACATAAGCATCAACACTTGATGCGTTGCCAGCAGTAGGTGCTGTTCCACCCTGCCACTTTGGAGTAACGCTGTTGCCATCAATAGTAAAGGCTGAATTGTAATAAGCAGTTGATCCTTGTGTAACTAGGAAGGCAATAGTGATTGCATCACCTGTTACAAGGCTTGAGTTAAGAGTTGTACCTGAATCGCCTCTTACATTTAATGTCCAGTTGGCTGAAGCATTAGTTGTGTAGTAAAGAACACCTTGGGTTAAAGTATCAAAGTTAACCGTTCCTGTTGCTGCGGTAGCAGATACAGTCGTACGCTCTTCGGGAGATATAATTACAGGAGAAGTAAGGGTTTTGTTTGTAAGGGTGTCAGTGCTAGTAGCGGTAACAACTCCAGTAAGAGTATTACTTGATGCGCTGATAGTCTTATTTGTAAGGGTTTGAGTGTCAGTAGTTCCCACTACTGCACCAGTTACACCGTGTACTCCAGTTGAGTATGAGATATGTTGTTGCGTTTCACGAATATCTTGTGCTGAAATAACGTGGCGAACTACTGCACCTACGTTGTGGGCTTGTGCTGAGGTGCCGTCAATACCACGAGTGATAGTAAGGGTAAGGCCAGCAACGCCAGTAACGCTTACTAACTCCTCAGAAGGAGTGTCGTAGTCAACTGCTAAGGTAAATGGATAACTGCCAGGAAAGCCTGTAGTTGCTCCTACTGTCATAGTTGTTGAACCAGAACTTATGTTGCCTGTAAGGGTTGTATCTTGAGCAACAGATGAGTAATAACGATTGACGGCCATAGATTATCCTTATGAACTGTAGTGGGTGCGGGGAGGGAATTGCTCTTGTAGGCGACGTACTTCCACCTGCAAGCGTTGCTGATACAACTGATACATATAACGAGATATGTTTGCTGCTGAACCAATAGGATCGTTTCCTTGTTGAGCATCTGCCTCAGCAGTTGCTGCAGGTACACGACCTAGATCTAGATAGGCTGCTGTTCTATATGCAGCACCAAGAACAATTACTTCTCGTGATGATTCAGGCAATCCTGTAACTGTTGAATATTCATCAGTATCGTATTGCAAATTTGTAGGCTTCTTTGTATAGGTAACCATAACTGTTCTGCCTGGCACAATTCCTTCACGAATAGAAACAGTCTTACCTGAGTTCCAAGTTAATGGGTTAGCCATACGATCTACACGATAGTGTCTAATTGGCAACCATTCTTTAGATGGTCCAATTGTTTGCCAAGATGCACCTAAGATATCAATTGCTTCTTGAGGTAGGGCATAGGTAGTAACGGTTGATTGGAAAGGAAATGAGGTGTAGTAAGTACCAAATAGATCTGGGTACACACCATCAATTGCAAGGTTAATATTCTTACGAACTACTGAGCGAGGAAAGGAAGGAGCAATAGTTACACGAGTGCCAACTGTATGCGCTGCTGGGTCTGTGTTACGAAATCCTCTGCCGTAGGCAGGGATTGTTGCTATGTTGGTAGTGCGGTCAAATGAGTCAACCCAGATTAACTCATCATCAATTTCAACAATACCTCTAGTAAGTACTGTGCCATCTTGAACCGTAAAGGTAAGGGCGGATGATGTTAGGGCTGCTGTCAAATATGTAGCCTGATCTTGTCGGTTGGTGTAACCAGTCAAGGCTAATGTTGTCTCGTCAATAATGTCTGCGTATGTACTCAAGATACTATCTCCGCTGCTGCTTCGTTGATACCTAAACCTTTAGTACCAGCAAGTGCGTTAAGCACTCCTTGTAGGTCTAGTTTCAAATTGTTTCCGCTGTTGCGGCTGGCGTATAAAGTATTTAATGCACCCGCAATAGCAAAGCCAGTAGTTCCTGCCCAACGGTTAGCCGCACCTTGTGCGTCTAAAGATGGAACATTATTAACTAATGTGCCTGCCAAGCGGTTTAAATGATATGTGTAGGTTAAGCCATCACGGACTGCCATTATTTACCTTCCTTAAGTATCTCGCCAGTCTTAATATCCTTGCGAAGTTTTACTGTGCCATTCTTACGAAGGATGACGATTGCGCCATCCTTGATAAGAGACTTATTAAATCCATCGTGGCGCTTATGTTGGCCAGATGACATTATTTCTTTGTTCCGCCTACGCCTTTGTATAGGCCAGTTGGAGTTGCTGTTGGCTTACCAGTTAACTTATCGTCTAACTTGCCAATAGCAGTGCTGTTACATTTACACTCTTTACACATATTACTTGCCTTTCTTCTTAGTTCTTTTAACTGCAGCGTTATCAACCAAATTTGGATATGGTCTGCCTGCTGCTTTAGCCCTGGCTTTTGCCTCAGACTTTTGCGCTGGAGTTAAAGGAGTAGATTTTTTATTAGGATTCTTTTTATCCCAAAACTCTTTTTTCATTTCTTGCCTTTGTTTCTTTTAGAAATTGCGGAGGCTTTAGATTTAGCATCTGCTTTGCTAGATGCTCCCCAAGCCTGTAGGGAAAGTAGTAAGCGAGTTGGCTCACCATTTGGCTTGCGTTCAGGTCCTGGCATATTACCCATACGTGCTAAGAAAGAAGCACGACGTGGGTTATCACCAGATTTAACTGGTGGTTTTAAATTGCTGCCTTGTGCCTTAGCACTGGCACGACCTTTTTCATTTAAGCCACCTTTAGGATTTTTACCTTCTTTGCGTTGCCACGCAGGTGACTTAGCCATTACTTACTTTTCTTTGCTGGCAAAACTTTCTTAAGGTTTGGGTTAGCCTTCTTTGCTGCTGGAGATGCTTTGCGGGTAGCAGATGCGAGGATTGCACCAGCACGTTCCATCGGGATGCCTTGCTTCTTGGCTATTCCCGCTTGGGCTTTCTTGAAGCCCATTCCTTTTTTTGCTGTAGCCATAATTACTTAGCCTTCTTCTTAAGCATTGAGATACCTTTTTTAAGTTCTCTTGCTTTTTCTAATTTAGGTTCTGCTTTTTCTGCCATTGCGTATGCTTTTTTCTTCATCGCTGGTGTCATTTTCTTTGCTGCCATTAGATTGCTCCTGCCTCTTTCATCGCCTTAGCACTTTGCTTGGTGATTTTATCTGCCGCTGGCATAGCACCAGCGTCAAAAGCAACTCCCAGTTTCTCACTGGCTTCCTTCGCTTCATTAATCTTTTTCATAGAAGTTCCTGCTGGCTGGATACCTTCTGATCTAGCATCACGGTATGCTGATAGTTCAGCATCCCATTTCTTTTGGGACATAGAATCTGCCCGTCCAGCATCACCTGTGTTTAGTTCTAGTGTACGAACCTTGCAAGCAAAGCAGCCGTCAGTATAATTG